AAAGTTCGACGATATCATCAACGTGGCATTTGAGAAATCAACCAGGGCGACAAACACGGGCGCCGAGGAACTGCAAAATCGATTGATTGAATTAACCAACGAAAACAAACGTTTGGTTGATGAAATCATTCCGGCAAAGGAAAACGAAGCAAAGGCCGCAATTAAATCGTTCAAACGTGAATCAATCATCAATTCGATGATCGCGAAAAAATCGTTGATCGTTTCATCCGATGTTGTGATTCCGGCCGTGAACAATTATTTGAACCAAAATTTCAACGTCGATGTTGATGATTCCGGCGAATTAATTGTCAAAACAAAAAACAATTTGAATCCATTGAATTTGGATGGAACAAAAATCGTTACATTTGACGAAATATTGGATGGACATTTGGCGTCGTTGGGTGTTGTAAAACAATCAAACGGCAATCCAAATAATCCAACACCAAACAAACAAACAACGTCAACACAACCGACGAATGGAGGCGACAAACCGACATTTAATTTGGTAGGGTTGAAAAAAGCACAGGAAAACGCCGAATCATTGAAATCAATGAAAACATTCGGTCAACAATAAAAACGGGGCGACGGCCCGAAAACGTAATTTTTCACGGGTTCGCCGAACCTATTCGGCAAATTTGGGGAAACCGGCCCATTTCGGAATTTTCGATTCTAACATCGATTGTTTTGATATGGGTTTTGTGTTATAACCAAAAATCAATTTTTCAACTAACTTTTTTAAAAATCTAAAAATTTAAAACAATGGCATTCACAGAGGGATTATGTTCCAATTTACAACAAAATTTGAACGCGGTGGCCGGTCAAAACGCGCCATCATTAAAACGTGATCGCGTCGGTTACTTAGACGCATTAATGAGCGATGAAAATCGCGCCGGATTTGAAGCAATTCAAATTCCAACCAACGGAAAATATCGTGGCGTTCAAATCAACTACATTCAACGCGGAACGGATGATTCAATCAATTTAACTTGCACAAATAATTGCGATGTTGACCAGGTGATTGAACCGTTGGAAACAATTTTCAACATTGAAAATTGCATTGAAACGAAAGGAATGGGATTTTCGGAATCCGACATGCGTCGTTTATGTGAGGCCGATTCGGTTTATACATCGAACGTCATGATGGCACAAATCAACGCGATGAACGTCGCATTGAACAAACAATTGTTGACCGAGCAATCAACTAATTTTGGAAAATTTTCCGACGGAACATCGTTGAAATCCGTTAAATTATTTGAGGGAACGACAAACGCGCCGCGTTCAATCGCCGCCGCACAAATCACGCATGAATTGGACATGGTTGGCGCGTCGGGTGCGCCGATGATTATCGGTTCGGGAAATTTTGATTTGTATGCAAAAACACAACAAATCGCATGTTGTAATTCAACAACCGGAACCGATATGGCCCGTTGGACTGATTACATGTATTTCAACGACCGTTTTGTTGAGGGTGTAATTGGGGCCGGTGAATTCATCGTGTTGGCACCAAACGCGGTTCAATTGGTTACGTGGAACAAATATGTTGGCGATTACGCAAAACGAAATGATGTGTTCGAACATGGAACAATCACGGATCCATTCACCGGTTTAACTTATGATTTAAAGGTTCATTATGATGATTGCCAGGATCAATGGATCATGAAATTGTCATTGAATTGGGGCGTGTTTTATTTGCCATCGAATTCATTCGCGGCAACCGACGACAATTTCGGCGTGAATTACACATTCAATTTCAAAGATTGTTCGACAATCGTTGCATGTCCTTAATTTTTTTATTCACCTTTTTAATACTTTTAAAAAATGGCATTATGTCCAAGTTCATGTGCACCGGCGTTACCGATTTCCCCATCGGCCGGTTGTGGCGTGGTTACAAGAAACGGGGGGATTTCAAAATTGGCGTTCATTAAATGTGATTACACATTCACGGACATCGAAGATCGCAACGAATGGATCACGGCCATCGCGGCCGGTGACATCGTTTTGACGGGATTAATCATTGGCCAAAAACCAAAAGGTTCATTCACGAAAAAACGAATTTCGTCATGTGGCCCGGAGGCGGTTGTTGGCGGTGAAAAAACAATCACGTTCCAAGATTACAATTCGGATCCGGCGGCGTGTGGCGACATCACATTTTGGAACACAATCCAAGCAAACGCGACGAATTATCAATTCGGATATTATACATGTGACGGCTATTTTTACGGGCCGATTGCATCGTTTCAAACCGAAATTGACCAGGTTATTGAGGACAATAACACCGGTTCAATATTTTTTGACGGAACCATTTCATGGACGGCGACATTGAATTATTGTGGTGTGGCCGTAAATTTGGACGGAATTTGATTTGAAGTAAATTTGAAAAATCCCCAACGGCGTTTTGGTCATTGGGGATTTTTTTATTTTATCTTTGTTAAAAATCGATCAAATGATTTATTGCAAACACGACATTCACGAAATTCCAAAAACGTTGAAATTCATCGTTGATTTGATTCATTTCGATGTGAATGATGATTTGTTCGTTTGGGCGTTTCAAACGTCGCATTTGGACATGTTGAGGGATTACGAACGGAATAAGAAATATAAGATGATGAAAACAACATGGCCGCGTCAAATTGACGAAAACAACGGCGTGATTTTCACAATTCAATCTACTTATTTGAGGCGAAAGCAAAATGAAAACATCAAATCCGTTTTCGAAAAAATTAAAATTGAACATCCGGATGTTGAATTCGATGTTGTAATTAAAAACGAAAAATTCGATGTGTTTTTTTTCAGTTTAAAAACGGTTAAAAAACCCGAACCAATTGATGAAACAATTGAACAACTTTGAACATGCAAATTCAACCATTCAAATATTTCGTGATTCATTGCACGGCGACGCGTGAGGGCCAAAAGGTCACACCGGAACAAATCATCCAATGGCATACATCGCCGCCGCCAAATGGTCGGGGATGGACAAAAGTCGGATATTCCGACATGATATTGTTGGACGGGATTCGCCATCGATTCGTTGAACACAATGGCGATTTGTGGATTGATTCAAAGGAAATCACAAATGGCGTGAAAGGAATCAATTCAATTTCGCGTCATGTTGTTTATGTTGGCGGTTTGGATCATGATGGAACGCCAAAAAATACAATGACGGTTTCACAAATAAAGACATTGACCGAAATCATCAAAATGGTTTTGGATTACGCGCCGGATGTTCTAATTGGGGGACACAATCAATTCGGGAACAAAGCATGTCCATCATTTTGGGTTCCGGATTTTTTGAAATCCATAGGAATAAAAGATAGAAATATTTACAAAAACGATCCTTTCGGTTATGGCGACAAATTGTTTTGAAAATTTTATTGGAATTAAATGTGTTTCATTAACAACACCGAAATCCGGATTATATGTTGATGATTTGGAGGGAATCAATTTAAGGTTCGCGGCCGATATTGCCGATTCCGGAACGACGTCGGGAATTTCGTTGTTGATGCAAAAAATTGATTTCGCGACACAATTGGTTTTGGATGATATTTCAAAATTTGCGTCACCTTATTTTCGAATGAAATCCCTGGTCGATGAATTGAAGATTGGCGAATTCACATCGACGTTCGAATTGCCGTCGAATAATTTCAAAGGGATCCGGATTCAAACGCGTGATTCGCGAATGTTGCGAATTCGTGTTCAATCAATCAAAATCCGAATCCTTGAAACAAATTTGGTTCATTCGATTCAAATTTTTGATGGCGTTGACAATATTTCGTTTCCATTTACAACAGATGCAAACGGTGACGCCGAAATTTTCGTTGACTATTTATCGAACACATCCGAAATATATGTCACAATGGACAACACGGCCATCAATCCGAACAAAACGAAAGTGAAAGGATCATGTAATTGTTCCACAACGAAATCGGAATTTTTGGTGGCCAATGGATGGACGGGATCAACCACAACATCAACGTCGTTTGGTTTGGTCGTGAACGCGGCGGCCGAATGTTCGGTTGATGAAATCGGTTGTGTATTGGCGCAAAAACTACGTTTCCCAATATTATATCGAACCGGAATCGAAATTGTTAAAGAAGCATTAACGACCGACCGGTTGAATTCGGTGACGTTGTTAGATTCGGCCAAATGTGAATTTTTATTGGCCGAATTTGAAAAACAATATGAATCAACATTCAAAACATCCATCGATTCATTGCCGTCATTATTTGCCAGGATGGACGACATTTGTATCACATGCAACCAATCACGTTTTGTGTATGGTTTACCTTGACAAATAAACATCATGATAAAATTAAACGACATCATTTTTAAGGGTTGTAATTGTGGAACGTCAAAACCAAGGCCAACACAACGACCAACATCGCGTCCGGTTCAACGACCGAAACCAACACGATAATTCATTCGTAAGTTTTCCGGCGATTTGTCGAAAACCGAATCATTTCAAATTCGTAAAATTGGACATGGCCCGTCAATTAAGCAAAACCAAAAAAATCATTGATATTGTTTTGAAACATTGGCGAAAAACAATTGGATCGTTGATGATTTTGGTTTCCGTGTTTTTATTGATATTCAAAAAAATATCGGTTGAAACGTTGGCGTCAATCATTGCGGCCCTAATTGCGGCCGGATATTTACCAAAATCGAATAATGATGAAAACAAATGATGGAACGCGCGACACAATAATCAACGTGATAAATTATCGCGATCAAATTTGTATTTTAGGGCCCGAATGTTCAAAACACAATCACAAAATGATTGAAAAATTTATCATATTGAAACCACAAAAACCCGAAAACATTGATTTTGTTGTTGATGGAAAAATGATTCATTTGCATGTGAATGAATTTGGCGACACAATGACCATTGAACCAAAACGAAAAAATGTTGAGGTTGAAAAAACAACCGTTGTTCGATATGATTCCGACACAATTCAACCATGTGATTCGAATTTGATTCATTGCGGCGACAATCGAATGACGTCGGAATTCGTTCAATGGCCGGTTCATCATGAAACAAAGGCCCCAAATCAAAATTTTGATGGCGTTTGTTTTGGGTTGACATTGGGATTCATGACATTCATTTCAATGAAATACCTGGTCAATTCATTTGACCATTGGGTTGAATTTATCGATGAATTAAAATTCGAATTCAAATCGTAATTTTATGAAATGAAAAATACTTTCGTCATTTTTGTTTTGGTTTTGGTTTCCGGATGCGTTACGAAAAAAAAATGTCGCGAACGTTTTCCGTTCATGCAACAAATCGAAACCGTTTATCGTGATACCGAAATTGTGACACAATCCAAATCGTTCGACACAATCGTTCAATTCAATGGACGCGATACAATATTCATTCGGGACATCAAAACGCGAATTGAAACGAAATTGGTTCGTGTTAATGATTCGATTTTTGTGGACACAAAATGTCCATCCGACACAATCCGGATTGAAAAATATATTCAAACGATCACGAAATCGGAAAATGACATTGACAAATTGAATTGGCGTGATTTTTTGATTTTCATTGTCATGTTCATGTTGTTAATTTTGATATTATTGGGAATTAAAAAATTGAGCAAATGACACCGGATGAATTGGCCCGAAAAATTTCGTCATTGGCGACAGAAATTTCCCGAAAAAAAACGGGTTATTTGATTCAAGGCGGTTTATTGTTGGAGGTATCCATGAAACAACGAATTTTCAACGACGGGAAAGCCACATCCGGTTCCAAAATTGGGAATTACAAATCCAAATCATGGAAAAAAACGCGTTCCGAATTGGGATTTCAAACCGGTTACGTCGATTTGCAATTCACCGGCGATTTGATTGGTTCAATTCAAGTCGTTGAAGATGGCGGCGACGTTTATTTGGCAATTATCAACGACAAAGATTTCGCGAAAGCAAAAGGAAACGAGGAACGACGAAAAAAGATTATTTTTGAACCGACCAAAGCCGAACGAACAGAAGTCGAAATATATATTTCGGAATTAATCAACGAGGATTTGGATCGATTAATCGCGAATTTATGACAAACGACCAAATTCAAATCATTGTTGATTCGATCAAAACGAATGTTCCCGAAATGAAAACGGCCATTTATTTGGCAAAGATTGACGACGACGGCCGCGTGTTGAAACGCGATTTGAATCAAAATGAATACGTGTTCGCCGGAATCCATGATCGCGACGATGGATATTTTTATATCCGATTGCGGAACGATGGGAAAATTCAATTTTCGGAAACATCAACATCCAAAAAATTCGCGGCGATGCAAAATTTTTATCGGATGCGTTACAATTTACGCGTCGTCGCATGTTTGAGAAATTCCGATCCGGTTTGTTTTGAGGAAAAAATTCGTTTTGCAATCATGAACGCCGGATTGGTTTCCAATTCATCATTCGCCAATGTATCAATTGAACCAATTGAATCAACGATTGATCCAATGGCGGTTGTGATTGAGGAATCGCCAAAAGGTGTTGTAAAACCATTTGATAAAAATTTGACGTTTATTGCGTTTGATTTTGATTTGGTTGGGGATCGTGACATGTCGTTGGAATATTATTGTTTGAATCCGTGTTCAACGCCATCGTGTTGAATTTATATAAATTTAAAAAACTGAAAAAATGAATTGCGGTTGCACAAAACACATCGGTTGTTTTTTACCAAACGACCAAATAAATTTTGGAATATTGGCGCCATACACGGGCGATTATATATTCGAAATATTTTCCAACACCGGTTTCACGACAATAATAGGAACGGGAACGTTTGGTTTAAATTTGACATTACCATTTACATTCAATGAAAATTCGACGACAATCATCAAAATAAAAGTTGACGCCGGTTTTTCGGGTTATGGTTTTTATTATTTGACGACATCGGACGGCGCGTGTTCGTTTGAGGTTTCCGGAATCATTCCATCATGTTAATTTGAAAAAAATGAAAAAAGCAAAAAAACCAATTGAAAACACAATTTTGTTAATTGTCGGGGCCATGTTCGGTTTTGCGGCGGCGACATTTTTCACAACTATCAACACAAATTCAACGATTGTTTGGATCACGGCCATGGCGACGTTCACGATGGCGATTTCATTGTTTATTGATTTCATTATTCAACCTGGTCAAATCTTCGCGTTTTACGGGCGGTTTTTGGAAACATGGATCAAACACGAACGCAATCCGTTAAAGGTGTTATATAAGCCAATGGGAGGTTGTTTGTATTGTATGAACATTTGGGTGGCGTTGGCCGTTTTTATGGTCACCAAAACATCCATTTCGATTTCGTTTTGGTGGTTCATTCCGATGGCGGCGTTGTCACATGTATTTTTGGCAATCATGGAACGCAAAGTGAACGCATAATTTCATATATTTGACAGATTTGATTTTTGCGAACAAATGATTGGGTTAATTAAAAAAACGCGTGGCGGTTGTCACGCGTTTTTTTTGTGCTCAATTTCAGCGTGTTACATCAAAACAACAAAATAAATCAAAAAATAAATCAAACGAATGTTGTTGGAATGAAAAACGTTTATACATTTGTCAAACAAAACAACCACATAAAAATCGAAATCATGTTAAAAGCAATCAAATTATCAAACGAACAAGTGAAAAACGATTCAATTCGCGAATACAATCCAACGGAATGGACAAAGGTTGTCAACCGTTATTCAAAATTTTCAAATGTCGAATTTTTCAAAGTTGAAAAAAATGATGTTTATCAATACGATCGTTTTTTCGTAAAATATGAATTAAATGATGGAATGATTTTTTTCAATTCATTGGATTATTCATCATCATTGACAAACGGCGGTTTTCATTCAATTTGTATTTCATCATTTGATGTTCAAAAATTGGAAATGATGCCGGAAAACACGGTTCAAATTTTTGGCGTGAACAATTGGATAAATAATTCGGACGCGGCGTTTGAACACATGAAATCATGTTCATTAAAATATCAAACCGTTTGGTCAAAATTAGGAATCTAAAAAAAACGGGGCCGGAAAATCCGGCCCCAATTAAATCAATCAAAAATCAAATCAAATGAAAGCAAATTTCGAATCAATTGAATGGCCATTGTATGAATCGCCAATGAAAGAAAGAAACATTGACAAATTCGGCGAACGTTCCAACATGTGTGAATGTTGTGGCAAAGCAATGAATGAAAACGAATCGTCAATGGTTCACATGAACACGAATTGGATGGCGATGGACAATTCAATCAAAACCGATTCCGACGCGGAAAAACATGGATTCCAATCCCAAGGTTATTTTTTAGTTGGGAATTCATGCGCGAAAAAACATCCGGAAAATTTTATTCATCAAAATATTTGGACGAAATCATGAATGAAATATGTTCACAATGCAACGGCGCCGGATTCGATTGGGATTTCGATCCGGATGAACGCCAATCGTATCAGGTTGAATGTTCCCATTGCGATGGCGATGGATGCGAACCAATAAATGACGACGACGATGAAAACGAGGAAAACGAGGAAAACGAGGAAAACGAAAACGATTAAGTTATTCGAACCGGAAAACGAATTCAACCACATGGTTTTTTTCGAATTAGTTGACAATCCGGAATTGGACAAAACGCGTCCAATGACATTAAACGAATGTGTTGAATTCGTTGCATTTTTAAAGTTTTTCGGCTATCGATGGCGATGGATTCAAATCAAATCAATTAAATAAAAACCAATCAAATAAAATCAAATCAAATGAAAGCATTAATAAAAACATTCGCACCAACGCCGCATCAATATAATTCGGCCAAATCGTTCCGTTTGGAACACTCAAAAACAATATTTGGTCAATTGGTTTGTTGGCAACATTTCAACACCGTGGACGACGCGCGTGATTATTTGGCAAAAATGGCCCGTGAATTATATTCGGATGAACCAATCCGGAACATGTTCGACAATTTGTCGAAATGGGGGTTGTATTACGACGCGGCACATGCCACAATTTTAACCGGCGACGAAATCGAATCATTTTTAATTCAAATTTCATAAATTAATCAAATCAATCAATCATGTATAAAATCACAATCAAAACACCAAAATCAAAAATTAAAGTTGATTTGAAAAATTGGGAACAATCGTTCGAATTTTTCATGAAAACAATTTCCGAACATGGAATCAACGATTTTCGTGGCCATGGTTACGACATCCATTCGTTGACAAACTATGTTCCACAATTAGTTTTTTCGGCCAAATCCGATGATAAAAAAACGACCGTTGTTTTGGAAACAACCGGATCCGAAATTCAACCATTGAATGACGTTGACAATTATGAAATGAAACCGGATCATTTGCGAAAATTGCGTTTCTTTTTACGATCCATCGACGCGCGACAAATGCCAATGTTCGACGACAAAATTGAAATTTGGGAAAAAAACGGCCATTTGATTTCAATCGTTGAAAACCGATTCACATTCGACATTTTGATTTCACAACAATTCGAAACCCTGGTTGACGCATGTTCATTTATTAAAGAAAAATTCGAATCATGACATTTTTTATAATGAACGACGGAACGATTGTAAGTTCAAATGATTTCATGGAAATTCAATCAAACGAAACGGTCGATGAATACATCGACCGAATCAAACACCAAGGCGAAACCAAAATCGCCAACATGATCGACGAAAATAGTACATTTTCATCATTGTTTGGAATGGTCGGTCAAATGGAAATCGATTTCCTAATCACGAACATCAATCGCGATAATTTATTCGGGAAACCAATCAACGAAATAAAATTGGGAACAATCAAAAATTTATCAATTATTCAATATTTGCAAAAAAAACAATTCGGAAATGTCGGCCGGATCCTTTCCGACATATTAATCACAAAAATCAAATCAATTTAACATGAAAAATTTATTGGAAATCGCAAACGACGAACAACAATTGTCAAAATCACGCGCCGCCGAATTGGCCAACATGATCATTCAAGTGAATGACGATGGACATGTGGACACCTTGACAATTTTGGCCCGAATGGAATTCATTAGCCAGGTAATTGAAAACGCCAAAAATCAATTGAGGGAACGCGCCATTGATGAATTGGATTTGTACGGGCCCGAATCACGAACCGGCGTGACGAAATTCGGCGTGACGTTCAAACACAAAGAAACGGCCGTCAAATATGATTTCAGCCAAACGCCATTGTGGAACGAATTGAAACACGCCGAACAATTGGCGACCGACGAACGAAAGGAATTCGAAACCACATTGAAAACAATCAAAAAATCGACGCAAATTGCCATTCCGGACACCGGTGAATTAATTGATGTCCATCCTCCAATCAAATCATCAAAAACAACCGTTGAAATTTCATTGGCAAAATAATCAAACAATTATTGTTTGAATTTAAAAATAGTTATATTTGCAAAAATCAAATCAAATCAATCATGAAAGCAATTCAAAAATCAAATCAAACACCAATCGACGTTGAAAAATTACAAACGTATTTGAACGCGATGGGAATGGGAAACAACCTAAATTCGAATGAATTCCAACAATTCGTTGAAATAGCCCAATCATTCGGATTGAATCCATTTAAGCGCGAAATTTACGCGTCAAAATATGGCGATCAATTTTCGGTCATTGTTGGTTTCGAAACGTACATCAAACGCGCCGAACGTTCGGGATTACTTTCCGGATGGCATGTTGAAACATTCGGAACCGTTGATTGGAAAAACATCGAAAATTCGACGTTGATGGCCAGGATTAAAATTCACCGAAAGGATTTCGAACATCCGTTCATCCATGACGTTTATTTCATTGAATACGTTGGCCGTCGTCGTGATGGACAACCGACCAAATTTTGGAAAGAAAAACCGATCACAATGACAAAAAAAGTCGCAATGGCCCAAGGGTTTCGATTGTGTTTTTCCGATGAATTGGGAGGGATGCCATACACACGCGAGGAAATGAACGCGATGGATGTCGATCATGTTGTTGTTGAAAATAAAATCACGATTCAACCGGTTGATGAACCAATTGGCCCAATCATTTCGAAAGTAATGGCGGCCGGAACAATCGATGAATTGATTGAAATTTGGAAATCAAACGAAAAATTTCAAGGCAATCCGGAATTCAAACAAACGATGTCCGAACGTAAAATCGCGATTAAGGCCCAAATAAACGTTGTGGACGAATCGAAAGTTGATAAACATGTCGAAATGTTGGTGAAAATACAAAACGCGACGACATGCGACGAAATAATCGATTTGACAATTGATGAAACCGAACCGGCCATTTTGATGGCGGCAAACGACCGAATGAACATTATATCCGAAATCGAATGAAAAAAATAATCGAATCCCCAATTGGGGCCAATAACAAAATGTTTTCGACGCAATATCATATTCGTGAAAATTTCGGATCCATCAAAAATTTTTGCCGAATCACAAAATTCAATTATTTCACGGCGACCAACGCCATCAATGGACGATTGTCGGAACGAAAAACGGAATTCATATTGAATCAATTGAATGATTTGATTAAATCAACGCCGAAACCGAATTGTGACGAATGTATCAATGACAATGAACGCGAAATGATTCGCGTTCAATTGTTGACCAGGTTCAAAACGACGCGAAATTTCGTTTCACAACATCCGGATTTTTCCGGAACGTTTGTTCATAATGTGATTGCCGGAAAACGCAAAATTCGCGATGGACGATTTGACCAATTGATGAAATCGATTCAATCATGACGTTCAAAAAAAATTCACGCGATCGTTCACCGGCGTTTCAATTTTACGCGGCCGATTGGTTGACGGATCCATCGTTGCGAATGTGTTCCCATGAAACACGCGGCGTTTGGATTGATTTATTGTCGATCATGTTTTTGTCGGATGAAATCGGTGTTTTGATGATAAATGAACACGTTTTGGATTCAAAAGGAATCCAAAAGTTGACCGGATTAAGTCAAAAAAAGTTCAAAAAAACATTCGATGAACTGACGAAATTCGGAATACTAAAGTTGGATGAAAAAAATCGTTATTTTTCGAAACGAATGGTCAACGATGAACGCATTCGCCAAATTCGACGCGATGTTGGTCAATTGGGAGGGAATCCAAAATTGATTGAAAAAAAATCGAAAGGTTCAAATTTGGTTGGACGTTTGGTTAAGCAAACCGACAACCAAAACCGAACCCCTTCATCTTCATCTTCATCTTCATCTTCATCTTCATTAAACAATATTAATTATATTAATATTGATGAACGAAAAAACGATTTGATGATTTATATCGATGAAAATTGTCCCAACATAAAAAAAATGAAAACGCAAATCAATTTTGAACAATCGGAAAAAATCATGACATTGGAATCGTTTCAAAATATTTGTGACGTTTTGGATCAAATGGAAAATTTCAAACCGTTGGTTTCAAAATATACATCCGTAAATTTAACAATTAAAAATTGGCTCAAAATCAAATCAAATGGAAAATCAAATCATCAAACACCAAACGGAAATCGAAATTCAAAACCAAATTTCGACGATGCAATTCGTGAGTTTTAACGCGCGTGAAATTTTAGTCGCCGCCAACACCGGAATCAAAATTCGCGATTTGGACGACGTGGAACCAATCAAACAATCATTGCGATATATTTTCGCTTTAATCGGATTGAAAGCGGAAAATTTGCCGTCGGATCTACAAAAGGCCGTTTTGATTGATTTCATCAAATCCGAAATGAAATCATTCAACACCGAGGAAATGAAATTGGCATTTCGAATGGCGGCCGCGCAAAAATTAAACGTTGATTTGACGCATTATCAAAATTTTAACGCCGTTTATTTTGCCGATGTCATGAACGCATTTCAAAAAATGAAAAATTCGGCCCAAAAGGAATTCAACCAACAATTGAATGAATCATCACAACCATTGGAACCAACACCGGAAACGAAAAAAAAATTGTTTTGGCAATTTGTGGATGATTGCATCGTCAAAAAATGGATTGAATTCAATGAAAAACATTCCATCCATTGGGGAACCATTTCAACACGAACCGTTTTCGATACGTTGGAAAATGAATTGGGATTGATTGCGTTGACGATTAACGAAAAAAGGGATATATATCAAAGGGCCGAACCAATCGTTAAAAATGAATTGAAATCGGCGTCATTCAATAAATTGTCCCAGGTTCAACACGCGCGAAAAATAATCGAAACAATCGAAAATGGCGAACGTCACATTGAATTCAATGATATGGTTCAAACCAAATCGCGTGAAATTGCAATCCGTGAATATTTTGAAAAACTGAAAAACAACAACATCGATTTCATCGACATCATTGAAACACTAAAATTGAAACAATGAGCAAAAACAAACAACCATTTCATTCAAATAGATTGAATAAACCAAACACCAAAACCAAAACAATGAACAAAAACCAACAACAAATTCAATTCGGAACGGCCGTTTTGATGTTATTGCAACGCGAATTCATTCGTGAATGTAAAATTGAACCGGCAATGGATGAAAACGGAATCCAACGAACTGACGAATCCGGTCAACCATTAGATCGCGCCGTCCATCCAATGGGATTGAATTTCGAATCCTGGTTAATTCAAAACCAATTAATCATTGAACAATCAAACATCATTCAACCAAATAATCAACTTAAAATCATAAAACCATGAACCAAATCACAATTGTCGGGAATGTCGGATCGGATCCGGAAATTTTAACATCGACCAACGGAATCAAAACGGCGAAATATTCCATCGCAGTCACCAAAAAAATAAAGGATGAAAAAAAAACCACATGGTTTCGAATCATTCAATTTCGTTATTCGGCCGAATTCGCCGAAAATTACATCAAAAAAGGAATGAAAATTTTAATCGTTGGCGAAATTGAAATTGATGAATACATTGATAAAAACGGAATCAAACAAAAATCGATTCAAATCATCGGCGAAAAATGTGAAATCATGTCGTCAATCGAACGCGATTCCGAATTCGCAACAAATAAAAACGAACCTCAACAACCAGAAACAAAACCACAATCATTTTTGGAATCGATTGATTCCGATTCCGGCGATTTGCCATTTTAATCATGAAATTTTTAATATTATTCATTTCAAGTTTAATCATTGAAATCGCCGCAACATTTTACATTGGTTCCGTCGCAAACAAAGATTCAATCCCAATGGTTTTTTGGGCGTTTGTAGGCCCGTTTTTAGGTTTGCCATTCATCAAATATCAAATCGAAGCCAAAACGAACGCCGAACGTTTCAAAATTGCCATGTGTATGGGTTTTGGATATGCGACGGGATCAATCATTGTAATTTTATTAATAAATTGAACACATGAAAAAATTAAACACAATCGAAAAAATTTCATTGATTTGGACTATTCCAATTTCAATTGTTGCAATTATTACAATTGCCATTTTAACGTTAACCATTTACGTTTTCAAAATCGTTTTGGTTTATTCTGGAACGGCCGGTTCATTGGAATTGATATTTGACCAAATCCGAAAACAAAACATAAAAAACCAATGGGCGAAAATTCGAAAGTCTGATTTCATTCAATCACAATTTGACAAAAATATATGAATTTATTCAACACATCAAATTCAATTCAAAACGGAATTGAACACGCCGATCGTTTGATTCAATCATTGGAACAACAAAAAAAAACAACTCAAAAAATGATTGATAGTTGGTCGGAAAAACGTCAAAAATTAATTGATCAATTGGAAAAACTCAAAAAATCATGATAGTCGGATTCGAAGATTTCACCGTTGAAATTACACCGGAGGAACAATATGTCGTCAACATCATAATCAAACGATTTGAAACGAAAGTTGGAAAATCAAACATTGTCACGGCCGATAAAATAGCCATTGGATTGAAAGCACATTTTGGAATTGAATTCAAGGAATCACGAATCCGGAAAATGATTCAATACATTCGTTTGAACAATTTGGTTCCTGGTTTGGTCGCGACGTCAAAAGGTTATTTCGTCGCCCAATCGCCGGATGAAATAATGGATTGGATTGATTCATTGAAATCGCGTGAAAATGCAATCCGAAAAATTCGCGAACAGGCCGAACAACATGTTCAACGTTTAAACGGACGTCACGTTCAACAATCATTGTTTTGATATATTTGCACAACAAAACGATTCGGCGTTCGTAAAACACGCCAACGGGACATCCATGTCCAAACAAATGGAACCATGACAAAAAAGAAAACCGAACCGAAAACGGCAAAGCCAAAAAAGGTTCAAAAAACGGCGGCCGAAATAATGGTCGAACGTCGCGAAAAAATCGAATTGATTTGTTCGGCCTATGAAACCGGCAACGTGACGATCGAATCATGTTGTGGCGAACATGGAATCACGGTTCGAACGTTTTGGAATTGGTCGGATGGCGATTCATGGATTTCCGACCGATACAAAAAGGCAAAGGAAAAACACGCCAAAATCGGAAAGGAATCAATTCGCGAAAAATCGGAGGATGGTTTGATGAGATTGGTTGTTGGTTATTGGGTTGAGGAAACCGAAATCGACGAATTGTTTTCCATAACCGGACAATTGACCGGAAAACGCGTCAAAACCAAAAAACGATATGTTGGCCCAAATGCAACGGCCGTGATTTTTGCGTTGAAAAATGTTGATCCGGCGAATTGGGGCGAAAACATGAACGTTGAAATTTCGGGCGACAAACAAATTTTTAAAATTGGTGACCAGGTTATTGAATTTAATTGATGGAAAACGACGTTGTTGATAGGTTAATTGATAAACATGGTGACGTTCAAACGGCCATGTTGTTCGTTCATAAAAAAATTGATAGTATATTGACCGAATTCAAATTGAAAAACGAACGATCGTTGGACAATGAATCGGTCGATTATTGGATTGACATATATTCGGAATTGATGGAACGTAAAAAATTGGAAATATGATTGAACGAAACGGCGAATTGGTTTTTTGTGATGCGTTTTTTATGGTTAATTCCGAAATTATCTTCGAAGATTTGGGAATGGAACATCCGGTTGAACGATGTCCATTTCGTTTTCGATTGGATGAATTGCAATGTTTTTATGGCGACAATGACAATCGAACGGCGATTCATTTAAAATCCGGAATTTCGTTTTCGTTGGATATTCCATTGGATCAATTTGACGATTTCATTCGGGCCAATCAAAAATGAACATTGCGTTTGAACCACATCAAAAACAATTTGAATTCATGGAGGCGGTTTTTTCGTTTCGATATGAATGTTTATTGTTTGGAGGCGCGGCCGGTGGCGGAAAATCATTTGTTTCGTTGGCGACGTTGATTGCGTTGGCCCGTGTATTTCCACATTCAAAATCACATGTGATTCGTGAATCATTGCCGTCATTGAAACGAACGACCATTCCGACGTTTTTTAAACTTTGCCCGAAAAATTTCATTAAATCATATCATCAAACGGATCATATCGTCACGTTCACAAATGGTTCAACGTTGGAATTTTTTCCCGAAAATTACAACATGGACAAAAATTTGACCAGGTTCGACGGATTGGAAACGAATTTTTTTTTGTTGGAGGAATCACAGGAACTACAAAAAAAAACGTTTGACAAATGCAAATTGAGGGTGGGCCGTCACATATTGGCGGAACCATTGAAAACGCCGCCGCGATTAATTTTAATGACATGCAATCCATCGCAAACGTGGACGAAAACGGAATTTCACGAACCATTCATCAATGACGAATTGAAACCGTCCTATTTTTACAAACGGGCGTTGATGATTGATAATCCAACATTGCCGCCGGAATACATGGCCGCGATGGAAAATTTGGATGATGTCACACGCGCGGTTTTCGTGAATGGCGATTGGGATGTCGTGGATGTTCAACGGCCGTTTGCGTATGCGTTCGACAAATTCAAAACGGTCAAACCGAATGTTGAAATTCATCCAAACGAACCAATCATTTTGTCGTTCGATTTCAACGTTGATCCAATCACATGTATTGCCGGTCAATCGTATGGAAATAAGATTCGAATATTTCGTGAATTTCGATTGCGGAATTCCGATATTTTCAATTTATGCGAAACGATCAAAATCGAATTCGGTGAACGGTTTTTCATCGTCACCGGTGACGCGTCGGGGGCGAATCGTTCCGCCATGACGAAAGGCGCGTTGAATTATTACACAATCATTCGCGATGAACTTGAAATCCCGAAATCGGCGTTCAAGGTTCCAACGGTCAATCCATCGATTAAAAATTCACGCGTGTTATTGAATTCGATGTTGCAAAAACACGGTGACCTGGTCATTGATTCATCATGTCAATTTTTGATTCATGATTTACAGGCCGTCGAAACAACACCGGATGGCGACATTGACAAAGGTAAGGACGCGAAATTGACACACTTATTGGATTGTTTTCGATATTACATTTGGACATTTCACAATGATTTCATCAAAACATTCAAATAAGTTTTAAATTTGGCAAACGAAAAATTCGAACCATGCCAAAAACAAAACATTTCAGCGCGAAATTCAATCGATGTGTTTCATCGGTTCAATCATCCGGAAAGGACAAATCAACATCGTATGCGATTTGCCAGGTTAGTGTTAACAAACAAGGTTCGGGAAAAATCGCAAACACCAAAAAAACCAAAAAATGAATTTATTCAACCGAAAACCAAAACATGAAATGGAATCGAAATCGATTTCAACAACCGGATCAAAAATTCCATTGGAACGCGTATTCATCGACGATGATGGCGACGAATGGTTTCAATACACCAACATCATGACCATTCCGGCGCGACGTGCAATCGCGGCCGAAATCGCCACACGATTCGCCGAAATGAACATGACGAACGAATCAATGACAATATTCATCGATTCAATGAAAAAAGCGGCGAACAATGGGAACATCGTTGAATTGTTTCACTTATTAAGTGAAATTGAATTCCGGTTGACATACATAGGCGAGGAAAATACATTGATTGAATTGGCGGCGTGTTATTTCGTTTTGAATGGCGAGGATGAAACCGATTTTTCCGACGTTTGGAAATCGAAAAAAATTGAAAAAATTAAATCAAATGGCCGTTCAAAGGATTTTTTTTTGGAACGGGCGTTCGCATTCACAACGAAATATTCGGAACTATCCGTCAACGATATTCACGTTTATTTGAAAGCCAACGGCCCGTCAAACGAACGGTTCAATCAAATTTTGCATCGTTTGAAATTGGGCGATACATTGACCAAATCAATTTCGTCAATCAAATAATTTGTGATTCAAAAGTCACCGAAATGAAAGCATTGGAAAACCTTTCAACCGATGAATATTATCAAACCGTTGCAACATATTTCCGAATTATCGATGAACGAAATGAAGCATTCGAAAAAATAAAATAAAAATATCATGGCGGTTAAAAACGTTTTATTCAAAATTCAAGCGGACACGGCTCAATTGCGTCGTGAATTGGAGGCCGTCAAAGCCGGATTGGGAAACATTGGAACGGCGACAAAGGGCGCCGAATCCCAATTGACCGGATTGAAAAAAACATTAACTGGCGCGGCGGCGGCGTTTGGTGGCGTTTCATTGGCCGCATCGGCGATTGATTTCGGAAAGGGCGCCATTGAAGCGGTTTCGAATTATGAAACCGTTCAAATATCATTGGAAACGTTTTTGGGGTCGGCGGAAAAGGCGAAACAAGTATTCGAAGATTTGAACCAATTTTCAATCAAAACGCCATTCACACCGGAACAGGTTAACCAGGCCGGAAAGGCGTTGTTAGCATTTGGCGAACCGGTTGATGGATTAACGACGACATTGGGGCGAATTGGTGACGTTGCATCGGCGACCGGAAAGGATTTCAACGAATTGGCCGTGATCTATGGAAAGGCCCGTGTTCAAGGGACATTATTTGCCGAGGACATCAACCAATTAACCGAGGCCGGTGTTCCTATCATTGGCGAATTCGCGAAACAATTGGGTGTTTCCGAATCCCAGGTGAAAAAATTGGGATCCGAGGGACAAATATCGTTTCAAAATTTGGAGGACGGTTTCAAATCATTGACATCGGAGGGTGGCCGGTTTTTCGGATTGACCGATAAATTGTCACAATCAACGGCCGGTCGATTGTCCACATTGGTCGGAAAGTTCGACGAATTGAAACGATCCATCGGAACGGGATTATTGCCAATTTTCGAAACATTAACCGACGCGGCGTTCAATTTTATCACGGCAATTCAAAAGGTTCCGGCGTTCGTTGAGGAAAACCAAACGGCGTTGTTGTTGTTGGCCGGTGCGGTCGCGTTTTATGTTGGCCAACAAAAGGCGGCAATTCAACAACAATTGATTTATGAATTGCGATTTAAGGCGTTATTAATACAGGAACAAATTGGATTGGTTGTTCAACGTGCAAAGGCGTTATTCACACGCGCATCGACGACGGCGACCAATTTAATGACGGGCGCAACGACGGCGCAATCGGTGGCAACACGCGCGGCGACCATTGCAACAACAGGATTCAACGCGGCGTTGAAAGCGAATCCAATTGGTTTGATTGTTGGATTATTGGCGACGGCGGCGGCGTTGTTCGTTGATTTTGGGGATTCGGTTGAGGAAACGGCGGTTCAAACCGAAAAATTATTGGATTCACAAACGGCGTTGACGACGGCAAACACCGAGGCAAACGCGGAATCGGCAAAATCAATTTCCGAATTGAACAAATTAGTCAAGGAAATAAAATCGGCCAACACCGGATCGGCCGAACGAAAAAAATTGATTGATCAATTAAATGGTCAATATGGAACGACAATCAAAAACATCACGGACGAAAAAAAGTTCATCAAACAATTAGACGCCGAATATCAAAATTTAGTTAATTCAATTAAACAAGTGGCATTCGCGAAAGCGGCGGAGGGACAATTGGTTGAATTGACAAAACAACAATTGGATTTGGAGGAAAAATTGATTAAGGCAAAGGAGGGACAGGCGGCGGCCGATTTGAAAGCACAACAGAAAAAAACGGGATTCGTTTCCGTTACTGATCAAAAAATTGAATTGGACAACGCAAAAAATTTACAAAATCAAATTTATGGAAATGTTGAGGCCTTACAGGCCCAATATGATTTGACAACAAAATCAATTGATGATATTTCAAAAAAAATTGTTGATTCCGGTCAAACGATTAAAAAGGTTGACGATGAATCGGCGAAATCGGCGGAAAAATTAGGTGACAAACGCCGTGAATTGATTTTAGATTTGCAACGTGAAATTCGTGATTTGGGTGTTGAGGTTAAAAAACAACCGATTGAATTCATCGATCCAAAATCATTGGATGAACAGAAAACGAAAATCAAAGCATTGGCCCAATTCGAAATCGATGAAATCAACAACACGATAAAAGACCGAATCGACAAAGCGCGTGAAGCCGGAACATTAACGGCCGGAATTGAACAACAATTCATTGAGGTTAGACGATTGCAAACATTAAAAGTCGTTAATGAAACAAATGATGAAATCAACCAGGTCACAATTCAAGCGGCGGAAAAACGAAATCAAACATTGGCCGAAATTCGTCAAGTTGATTTGGATCGTCAATTGACAGAGGTTGAACAAAACACGGCCGAAATCGAACGTCAACGAGGATTTTTGATTGAACAATTCGCGGCGTCACGATCAACGGCCGAACGAAACGCCATAAAAGAACAATTGAACGCCAATTTAGGCGATTTAAAGGATTCAATTCAATCCGAGGAAAGTTTGGTCGTTCAAGGGATTCAAAGCAAAAGGGACGCCGAATTATTGAATGTTAAATTGACGGCCGATGAAAGGGTGTTAATTGAGAAACAAGCCGATTTGGACATTTTGAAAGCGCGTCAAGATTTCGGCGACCAAATCATGGCGTTGGACGATGAAAACACGGCCGAATCGAAAAAACAAGCCGATGAAAGAAAACAAGCGGTTTTGGATGGGATTGAGAAAGTGGCAAAGGCGACCATTGATTTGGCAAACACGGCGTTGAACGCCGCCATTTCCGAAACAGAGGGACAAATTAACGCACAACAAAAACGTGTTGACGCGGCCGCGAAAATCGCCGAAAAGGGAAACGCCGAATTGTTGCAAATTGAGGAGGATCGTTTGAATAAACTGAACGAAAAAAAGGCCAATTTCGTTCGCGCACAACAAGCATTGGCGGCGATTGAATTGGTGGCGAATTCGGCGGTGGCCATTTCAAAGGCGGCGGCCGAAGGTGGCGCGGCGGCGCCGTTTACGATTGCCGCGACATTGATCGCATTGGCGGCCGGATTGGTGGCGGCAAGGGCCCAGGCAAGGGCGGCGGCGTCATTCGCGACGGGTGGTTACACGGGCGACGGTGGCAAATATCAACCGGCCGGAATTGTCCATCGCGGTGAATTCGTTGTGACAAAGGAAAAAACGCAAAGGTTCCGGCCTTTATTGGAGGCGATCCATTCCGGACGGGATCCATTGTTGGCGAAAGGATTGAACGGGCAAATCATGACGATGAACAATCGTTCAATGGATGGAAAGTTGGATCGTATTGAGAAAGCAATTCGCGAACAAAAGGGTTTGAATTTGTCCATCGATGAACGTGGAATCAACGGAATCGTTTCGAAGATTCAATATAAAAACAACCGTATAAGAAACAAAGCGCGATGAATTCAAACATGAAAATCACGTTCAACAACGCATTGTTGACCGGTCGAATTGATGGAATCGAAACGTTTGAGGTCACACTAAGGCGAACCGACAACGCCGGAAAAACAACGCGATCGTTTTCATCCGAATTAACGTTTTATGATGACGGCTATCAATTAATAAAAACATTATTGATTGATGATCCATTTGGATTCAATCAAAAAATCGATGTTAAAATTTATGATTCGTGTTGTTCCGAACCGGTGTTCGTTGGAATTGTTCGTGGCGATTCATTGGATTGGTGTGAACCGGATTGTTCGGTGACGGCCAATGTCATTGAAAACGAATTGCAATATAATTGCATCGAATCAAAACCAATCATTGGTCAAAGAATAATTCATCCCGTAAATGTCAATTATTGTTTGGAGGGACGGCCGAAATGGTGGCACATCATTTTAGGTTTTTTATTGGCGTTATTGGGAAATATTGTTTCGACGGTTTTGATTCCATTTGTTTTGGTCATTTTAATTATTTCGGGCGTTTTTTTCGTGATTTGTTCAATCGTTTGTGCGATTCCGTTCACCGATTGCGACCAGGATACATGTGACGACGCCGATTTGTCGCCGAATAGTGTTTTGGATTCATTGGGCGATTCGTTGGCGGTAATGGTCGGATTTTTTGACACATGCAACAAAAAACATCCAACGGGATTGGTTCGCGAATATTTGGATGATTTATGTGAACAATGTGGATTAAATTTTCAATCGACAATTTTAACCGATCCGGCGTCACCTTATTTCAATTTATTATTGTTTTCCGCGACGATTGAAAAAGGTATAAACGAAAACATTATATCGGATGATATGATTGAGGACAATAATCCAATCGAAACGGCCGAAACGTTTTTGAATAATTTATTGAAACCGACATTCAACGGCGATTGGCAAATCGTCGGGAACACATTATATTTTGAACGAAAGGATTATTTTATTTCAAACGCGTCATGGATTGATTCGGAACAATTGATGAACGACAATCGAATTGTGGAAAATAAAATATGTTTTTCATGGATTGACGATGAACGATTCGCGTTTGGTCGATATGAATATGTTCCGGATGCGATTGACATCATTGGGAATGAAGCAATGAAACGATATTCGGACATCGTTGAATGGAACAATCCATATAATCCAATTCAAAAAGGTCAATTGATTAACACATTGCCATTTTCACCGGCCCGTTTCCGTTCCGATGGCGTTGACAATGAGGGAACAATATTTGAAATATTGGCCGTTTTTCAAGGCGGTTTATTGAATTTGTTTTTTGGGGGACAATTGACATCCGGAAACACAAACGCGTTGTTGATGAACCAACACACGGCCATGAATTACAAATTGTTAATTTGGGACGGCGTGGATCGTCAAAACGCAACAATCAAACATGATTATCCGGAATCGTTCACCGGTGGGCCCGTAATTAGTGGCGGTCAAACGGTTTCAACATCGAATTTGTTTAATTATCCTTTGTGGTTTAAAGAGGGTTACAATAACAATTTATATTCATTGTTCCATTATATCGACAATCCCCGTTTGCCATCGGCGCGAAATTTTAATTTTGATTTCACATTTCAATTCAATTGTTCGGATTTGACTAATTTTGATTTTTCAAAAACGGTTCGGATCATTCAAAACGGAACGGCAAAAAATGGCCAGGTTAAAGAGGTTAAAATTAATTTTGTAAATCGAACGATGCAAGTTTCGGGCATTGTATAAAAAATAAAAATATGGCGGTTCCGCGTTTTAGTTTTGGCGATTGTATGATTCCTTCAAGTGTTGGAATCAATTATATTTATGAGGGATGTTGTCAACGTATCACATGCAACGTTGAAAATATATACAACACGCGATTGGATGTTGAAGCAATTTCAATGAGTTTTTCCGGAACGACATGGTCGGTGACAATTGTTACAATTAACGGCGCGGCGCCATCATATCCGTTTCAAGTCGAATCCGGTGATACGTTTGAACTTGTTTTTGATGTTTGTGGTATGAAGCCGCCGGAAACATTAACCATTAATTTTCAAACAACACAACACGGATTAGACACGCCGCAAATTTTTAATTTTGACGCGGTTGTTTTTGGAACGGGCGCGGTTTCGCCAACAACACATGATTTCGGATCGGTTGTTCAATTTTCAGCATCAACACCGGTTTCAATAACAATATCAAATTCAACATCATTTGATGTTAATTATACATTTGACAATGGAATTTGTCCAAATGAATTTGCGTTTTCGGTTGGTTTTCCATTATCGATTCCATCCGGCGGTTCATCAACTTTTGATTGTACGTGGTTGCCAATCGGCCCGAATGAAAATTTGAATTGTTATGTCAATTTTTGCGTATTGAACGCCGATGATTCCGTTTGTATTTGTACGAAAGTTGATTTGGATGGATTATCAACACCGGCGCCATGTGATTGTTTGTGTTTGGAACAATTGTTAATTCAAACACCTGGTGGCCCGTCGGGAATTTTAATGAATGACGTTGTTCGTAGTCCATCCGACACAACCATTTTCACCGAATCGGCGATTTGCGACAAAAAACGAATCACATATTTTTTCAATTATGCGAATACGATTGACACCGGATTCAAAGTTTGGTTCAATCCCTGGTTGTTTGCGTTCACATGTGATTTCGATTCAAAATATCCGTCATCGGTTAACGCGCCGCCGCCACAAGGTTGGTTTATTGAGGTTAACGCGGCCGTCATGACATACCCGGCCGGTTATGTGATGAACTTAATTGGAACGGGTTCAAATCAATTTAGTCAAACAAATTTTGATGTTGTTTTCGGATGGGTTGACGCGAATAATTTTCAAATTCAAATTGACTATTATCATATTTCCGACATTGAAAATTGGATCGCGAATTCATCATTGTTGAACAATCCGAAATGGCGACGAAATTCGGTGAACGCGCCGAATCCGGCAATTGGTTCGAATTACGAAAATTTGATTGGTTCGGTTTACAATGCCAACAAAAAACTTTGTTCGTTGACATACATTCGCGATCCAAACACATTGATTTTGGATGAACCAACGGAATGTTTCGTGAACAATTCATTGAATTATTCATCGCGTTTTTATAATTTGGGGCTATACAACGGCCCGTCGGAATTCACCGGATGGACGTCGCCATTGCCAACATTTGAATTGACCAGGTCAACCGGAACACAATTGAATTTTTCAACAATTGAAAAAACGAATGTGACGTTTCGCGTTAAAATCGATGCAAGTTTTGGAGGGATGGGATATTGTGTTTTTGAATTATTCGATGAAACCGGAACAAATAACACCGTCGATTTTTTAACGAATTACGATTCATCACGGGCCGTCATTCAAACATCCGGTGGAACGGGAATAATAAACAATCATATTGTTTTGCCATCCGTTAATTCATTGAATATCGGCGACGATTGGATTGTTTCGGCCTATGTTGACACAACCGTTTCACCGATTGGAAAATATCGAATGGCGGCAATCGTTTATTCGGGCGATGGATCAATGGTCAACACGTTTATTTCCGAACAAATTCCGGTCACATCAACACCGGATTCAACATGTGATACATGCGTTGTTGAAACCGATTCAACATTTAACCAATATTTCAATTCACAAATCAACGCAAATTGCATTCGTCCAACATTAAAGGAACGAATTCAACATCATGTTGAAATAAGTGTGGGGACGTTTATTGATTGCCTTGAAAATTGGGGCGGCGATTATTTCCAACAATATTTGACCAGGATTTCATTGAATGTTTATTATAAAAACGCCGCGTTTCCAACGGCGACCGAAACAACGTTTTTCATGTTTGAACAACACGTTTCAAATCGCGTCGCCGGTTTCCCGTTCGGATGGCAAAATTTGGGGAATTTAATCGTTAAAGATTATTTTAACAATGTCACAACCGATTTTTTGACACGCGTTCGATGGGAAAACACGCCATTCGATGGATCAAATGTATTTGTTGCAAACACGGCGACATTCATGAATCGAACAAACGTTGGGTTTTTGGGGAACACCTATGTTTCAACATTGGGAATCAACAACAATTGGTCAAATGGAACAATCAACTATGAATATATTTATCAATTAGATTTGTCGCCATTGTTTGGTTCACCGTACATCATTAACATGGTCAAATCATTCGATGTCAACGCCATTCCAAACGAACCGAATGTGGCGCCAATTAGTTCACATTTGATAGGTTTTGAAATTCAAGGAATATTAAACACGGGAACGGCGTTTGTTCCCGTAACAAATCCATTTTGTCCAAACGATTACAAACGAATTCGTGTTCGATATAATTCAAACATAAACGGCGATTTTATATTTTTCATGGAACCATATTTGGGCGGCAATGTGAATAATATTTTGGAATCCGAAAACAATCCATCGCCAAACGGAATTCCGCAATTGTTCAATGTTGCTTTGATGGACGACGATTTCGCCGGAAACAACGCGACGGCCGAATTGGACATTTCAACTTTGGGAAATGGTCGATATATTGTTTGTGGATATTTGTCATTATTATAATAAATTTGAACCATGGGATTAATATTTGATTCGTATCAATTGGGCGATGTTGTTTATTGCGATATTTCGGAAATCAACGCGTGTCCCGTTCCAAATTCGCGTTTATTATGCGATGAACTAATTGTCAATTGTGGAACATTATTGAATTGTTCACGATTGATTGTTGGCGATGGATTGGTTTTGTGCGATTGTGGCGAATCAGTCAATTGTAATTTGTGCGGAAATGATTCGCCGTTTTGGAATGTTTTCAATATAGGCGACACATTCACGTTTCAATTTCAACAAAATAACGCGGTTATTGGAACGAACGATGGATGGACGACACCAAATTTGTTTTCGACAATTGTGGGGATGGCATCATTTCAAATCCGAACATGTTGTGACGATGAAATCGTTCCAATTGACAACCGTTTGTTTGATGATATTATTTCAAATCAATTCATTGGCGAATTTGAAACATTTGAATACAATGGAACATCGACCGAAACACAAATCCAACAAATTGAATTTGATTTCACATACATTTCCGATTATATATCAAACATTTTATTAAAGGATCCATGTTTTTATTTTGAATTTTGTTTTTCAAAAACAACGGATCCAATAAATGAAATTTTCACCGATCCGGACAAAGTCGATTGTTTTTGTTCGGAACCGTTCAAATTGGAGGTTTGCGAAAATGAAAAACGTTCGGTTTTGATTTCATCGGTTTATTCATCAACGGATTGTTTTGGCATGTACTACGGGAACAATTGGTCGAATGTTCAAGGCGGAACGCCATTTGTTTATTCAAACGAACTAAGGGTTCCGGCCTATTTTGAAAACGATTCGTTTCAAATTACGAAATCAATCATTGAATCATCGCGCAAAACAACCGGAACGCAAATTTGTGAATCATGGACGATGAAAACGTTTCCATTGCCACAACCATTCGCGAAAAAATTGATTGGAATTATCGCCGGTGCTGATGTCATGATTGACGGGCGCGAATATAATTTCCAGGGTGAAATTGGAAAAAATAATGAAACCGGAACGCGATGGTGGGCCGATATAAAATTCGAACATTGTGATTGTTCAAAAAATCTAACTTGTTAAAATATGAATATCGAACAAATTCCGGCCTTATTAAATGATGATCGCTATCATCCGAAAAAATACGAACATTGGAACCGTGTTCGGGAAACGATGTTCATCCATACACGCGGCCGCAATCCGGAACGCATATTGACACAACGGCGACCGAATGAAGATCCGGAGGTTCAAAAATATCGTTTGTCGATTTATGAACCAATCACGAAAGGTTCGATGAATCGGGCCATCGACAAATTGTTTCGGATATTCCAAAACGCCAATTTTTCGATTTCGGTTTCGGACGAATTGAACACATATTTGTCGGAAAAAAAATTCAATGGTCAATTTTTTTATTCGTACATCCAAAAATTCATCATGCGTCGGATGATTGAAGATCCGAACGGATTTTTGGCGTGGATTCCATCCGGCGACGGGTTGACCGATCCATCAAAAAAGGTTGATGTTGAACCGGTGTTGATAATGTCGGATCAAATAAAGGTTTTGGATGAAAACATTATTACCTGGGAAACCGAAAATGAACATTCAATGGTTCGCGTTAATGGACGCAATGTTGACGATGGATGTGTTTATTATTCATTGACGGAAACGGGTTTTTATCGTCACGAACAATTTGGTTCCAAAATCGACCGGAAATTTAACACGGTTTTGATTTACGAACACAACATTGGGATGGTTCCGGCCATCGTTTTGGGTGGCGATTACACCGATGAAAATTTTTTCGATTCGTATTTTTCGGCGTTCGTTCCGTTTGCCAATGAAGCAATTCGCCAATATTCGGATTGGACGGCGGTCATGACCACATCGGCGTTTCCATATCGTGAGGAACAGGCCGAAACATGCGACGCGAAAGGATGTCGAAACGGGATTGTGTATAATTCCGAAACCGACGAACATGATCGTTGTGGAACATGCAAAGGTTCGGGCCGCGTGATTTCGCGTTCGCCATTTGGCGTTTTCATTCGTGAGAAAGGAAATTCCGCAATGGGTGAAACAACATCATCCGAACCGATGTTGCGATTCATTTCGCCGCCGGTTGATATCATCAAATATTCGGGTGAAGCATGGGAAACATTGTTAAGAAAGGCCGAGGACGCACTACATTTAACAACCATTGATGAGGCGCAAAGCGGAACGGCCAAACAAATCGATCGTGAGGATTCATTTTCGCAATTGACAAAGATTTCAAACAACGTATTCGATGAAATCATTTATCGTTCATTGGTTTTCATTGAAAAATATCGAAATGTCGTTGAACCGTCGGATCCAATCATCGTGAAACCGATTTCGTTTTCGATGAAATCCGAATCCGATTTGATTGATGAAATCACGAAATTATCGGATAAAAACGCGCCGGTTGCGTTTTTGGTTGAGTCAACAAAGGATTTGGCCCGAAAACGTTTTTCCGGAAACAAATCCGTTTCGCGAATGGTTGAAGTTTTGGTTTCATACGATCCAATTTTCAATTTAAACACTAAGGACAAACAAATGTTGTTGGCATCCGGAACGATTCGAAAGGATGATTTGTTGAAATCGTTGTTCGCTTATAAAACATTGGCCGGTTTGGTTGCGTTAAACGGAACACAATTTTTGGAACAACCATTGGGTGACATTTTCAATCAATTGGATTTGGCAATGGCGCCAATGTTGGAATCGTATATTCCGAAAACCGTCATTGATGTTTCCGGTGAATTTGGAGGCGATACGGAATTGAATCGTCAACGGGCCCAGGCCCAGGCGAATTTAAAGGGAACCGTTGGTGGCGTTCAAGGTATTTTGCAAATTCAACAATCCGTTTCCCAAGGAATCACACAACGCGACGCGGCGTTGACGTTATTACAAACGATTTATGGGTTTGATATGAACCAAGCGGAAAACATATTGGGTTCACCAATTAAAACGCCGGTAACGGCTTAATTTTGACCAATGGCCGAATTCACCGACGCGATCATCAAAATCATTGATAAAAAAATCAAAACAATCGACACGGCCGAATTGGATTTGTATGGTCAATTGAATGACGTTGAAAAAATCATTTTTGAAGATTTAAAAAAGGCCATCAACAAATTGAATGTTGAGGGTGGAACAATTCAATTCGATGAAAAAAACATTGATTTGGTGAATTCATTGGATCGAATCATGATTGACGCAATTCAAGGTTCAACCATGCCGTCGGCAATCACAAAATATTTACGAAATTTTCAAACGATTTCGGATTTCAATTTTGACATTCATAAAAATGTGAACGATTTGTCAAAATCCGAATTGGAAAAATTGGTTTCACCGGTTCAAAAATTGGCCGTTGAAACAACGTTGAACGGGTTGACCGGATCCGGCGTGAACACAAATTTCATTGAACCGGTTCGTCAAGGTATTTTTCAAAATATCGTCGCCGGAACAAATCGAACGCAATTGGAGGAATATTTGAGAAATTATGTTTTGGGAAATCCGAATATTGACGGCCTTTATTCACGATATGTGAAACAAGTATCACGCGACGCATTAGGCCAATTTGATGGCCAAACAAACGCGCGAATTGCCGATGAATTCGGATTGGATGCGTTTCGATATGTTGGTTCATTGATTGACGATTCACGGCCCCAATGTCGACGTTGGGTTGGAAAACGTGTATTGCAAAAATCCGAATTGCAAAGTGAAATAAATTGGGCCAACAATAACGGAACCGGAATGATTTCCGGAACAACACCGGACAATTTTATCGTGTATCGTGGCGGTTATAATTGTCGACACGCCGCCATCCCTTTCAAATTGACCAAATCACAACGCGAAAAATTGGGATTGGAACAAACGAAAGTTGAAACGAAAGTTGATCAACAAATCAATGAAGTTTTAAATGATGCAAATAAAACAAATGAAAAAAATCAATCGGCAAATAAAAAAAATGAATACAATTCGGAATTTTTAGCAACAACACAATCGCCATCCATTCAAAAAAACTTTATTGATTTGGTTAATGGTCAAGACGGCGCGGCCGAAATAGCAAATGAAAAAAAAACCGTTGTTGGATTATTAAATGAATCCGAACGTGGAAATCCATCATCAAATTCAAATTCGGATTTGTGGAAATCAAAACAACAAATAAATCCAAAACAAATCGCAAAGGTTCCAAGTGATGCCGGTGGCGTTTGTTATACAGACAATTCAATGTTGTCCGTTTTAATAAAGGACAATCAAAAAATTGAGGGACGTAATTATTCAGATGAATGTTTGATGATTTCAAAAACTCGTTTTAATGGAAATAAATTTTGGACGATTTCATCCGTTTCGCGTGTTATCGATCAAAACGTTGCGCCAACAATTACACATGAATTTGCACATTTGATACATAACAAAGTCGATCCAAATCAAATCGCATTTTATAGGGGGGATCCAAAAGGACATGTGAAAATGAAAGATTTGATGAAAAAATTAAAAATAAAATTATCGGATGCGCCCACAAAATACGGCGAAGTTAATCATTCAGAATTTTGGGCCGAATCATTTACGGCCTATGTTTACGCGCCGGAATGGTTAATTGAAACACATCCAAAAGTTAGTTTTTTTATGGATAAATTATTTGATGAATACAATATCGAAAAATCAACAATCACGCAATATTTTAAAAAATGACAATCGAACAAATGACCAAATTATCGGAGGCGACCGAAATCGCATCGGCCAACAATGACATTGAAACATTAAAAAAAATTTATACAATCGTTAAAAATGAAACGATTTCAAATGAATTAATTCCGGAGGGATCGGAATGGTTTTTTGCATTAATTACATCGAATCAATCAATTGCAATTGGGGTTCAATAAAATTTTATATTTGTAAAAAAACAACACAATGAAAAAAATCAAAGTTTTAAATGTGAAAACGGGAAAGATTTCCGAAATCACAATGGTTGCATGGGATTTGATGAAAAAAACAGGGCGACACAAACAATTCGACATCATCGACGAATCGGCCCGTGAAAAAATCAAATTCACGCCAACACCAACACCAACACCAAACAAAAAAACCAAAAAAACCGTTGACGTTGAAACACCGGATCAAACACCGGAATCAACAATCGACGAAACAAGTGAATCACAAATCAATTAAAAATCCAACATGACGAACATCGAAACATTTTTGAAAAAAATCGGAATCAACGCCGATACGTTAACCAAATTAAATTCCGACGATGCGAACGTTGACGAAATTGTCACATCGTTCAAATCAATTCAACGCGACGTTTTGAAAAACGATCCGGAATTCATTCAACCAATAAAGGACGAAATTCGCGGCGAACAATTGTCGAAAATCGAACACAAAATCAAAAAAACGTTTTCATTGTCGCCGGATGATGTCAAGGATAAAAAGTTCGACGATATCATCAACGTGGCATTTGAGAAATCAACCAGGGCGACAAACACGGGCGCCGAGGAACTGCAAAATCGATTGATTGAATTAACCAACGAAAACAAACGTTTGGTTGATGAAATCATTCCGGCAAAGGAAAACGAAGCAAAGGCCGCAATTAAATCGTTCAAACGTGAATCAATCATCAATTCGATGATCGCGAAAAAATCGTTGATCGTTTCATCCGATGTTGTGATTCCGGCCGTGAACAATTATTTGAACCAAAATTTCAACGTCGATGTTGATGATTCGGGCGAATTAATTGTCAAAACAAAAAACAATTTGAATCCATTGAAT